TTGGCATCTATCTCCTTGATGGTGGTGAGGACCCGCTGCTTGGCTTCATCGGGAATCCTGACGTCGAACTCGAAGCCCTGTCGCTCGGGCAGGATGCGCTGCGCTATCTGTTGAGCTTCGATGTCAGGAGCCTGCGTGAACCGCTCGCGGATGGGTGCGGCGAGCCGCTTCTCTAGCTCGGCAGCGGCTTTGGCCCGCTCCTTTAGTTGCTTTGTGGCCTCGCGGTCTGCCTCGGCCTGCTTCCTTGCCGCCTCAGCCGCTGCGATAGTGGGCGCGACAATCTTGTTCTGTTCGGTCACAGCCCCCTCAAGGGCCGAAGTCGCGCTCTTCAGTTGAGCCTCAAGGTTGCGGATGACCACGCCCTGCTGCTGCAATCGCTTGGTCGCATCCGCGGCCGCTGTGCTTAGCTGTGCCTGCCCCTGTGCCGCCGCAAGGCCTGGAAGGGCCTGCGTCCCCTTGCGCTGCGCCTCTTGCGCCCTAGTCGCAGCCACCTCTAGCTCCTTGTAAAGGTTGCGCTGGATGTTGAGCTGTACCGATATATCACCTATCTGCTTCTCGAAACCTTTGGCCACAGCCGCCTGCACAAGGGACTGGGTGTATGACTGTACAGCACCCGTCAGACCTTCGAGCTTGCCCTTCTCAATGTCGAACAGGCCGAAATTCTCCTTACTGATGCTTTGCAGTTCCTTCAGTGCCGCGTTACGCCGGTCATAGCTCGCCGTCTGGTCCTGCACTATCTTGGCAAGGGTCTGCACCCTTGTAGCCTCGCCCTGCACCGATCCAGCCGCCTGTGCTGTGATGTCGGCTGAGGATTGCAGCTGTTCGTTGTACTTATCGAGACTCTTGCCCGCCCTGTTAATCTGTTCGTCGAGCTTGTCGTAATTGCCAAAAAGAGCATTCACCGCCCCGCCCAGGCTCCCGTACTTTTGGATGGCAACTGTGACGGCCGACGATACGACGCTGAAGGCTAGGAGTACACCCGTCGGGCCGGCGAGGCTGCTGGCCAGTGCCTTCAGCGCGCCGCCTGTGGTGCCTGTCGATGCCTTCAGTGAGCCGAATGCTTGTATTAGCGGCTCAATGTTGTTCTGAATGGCGATGAACCCGAACGGCGCATCCGATGCCACGCGCCCGAGATTGACCAAGGCCTGATTCGCCTGACCAGATGCGGCCGTGGTCTTTTTGACGGCGGCGTCGAATTTGCCGACGGCAGTGACTGACCGGTTCAGCCCGGCCTCAAGGTCGGCTGTATTGGCCCCGATGTTAATCTGTAGCTGCTCCGCCATGCTTCTCTCTGAATTGCTTTAACAGCTCCAGTATCTCCTCCTCGCGTGGGTTGCCTTTACTATCTCCCGGAAGTTCCCACAACTCTTCCGGCGTCTTCGGTGCCTTCTTACTATCCCCTAGCAATCTCGTCATTACAAACATGATGAGCCGCGTCTGCCGATAGTCATGCACTTGTCTGTCCTGATATCCCTGCATGATTAACGACACCTCGCGCATCGTCAGCGCGTCGTAATCCTGCCGGCCTATCTCGCCCTGGACATGCCGCCGGAGCTGGTCCCATCCGGCGGCTGTTGTCAGGTCGTACTTTTTTTTTCATCCTTCACGGCCGCACCCTCTTCCGCAGGAACGGACCGAGATTGATATAAACATTCAATGATCGGCGTCAACAGTTCGGGCTTTGTTACATTGTCATCTACCCAATTCGCGACGGCCTCGAAGTCAAAGTCGGGGTCCTCGCGCTTGACATAGCAGTTATTCCAAAGTCCCCAATAAACGATGACCGGGACCATCGCAATGTCGACTGAACTGCCAAGGACCTTGCCCAGCTTCGCACTCTCAAGGCTGATCTGTTGCAGCGCAATCATGCCAAACTTTAGCCCCCGCATCCTCCCGAGGACGTGGGCTTGTATGTATCCGTTCATGCAGCGTTAAGGGTTAGGGTGTGATGTCTAGCGTGCCGGTCGACTGGATGGTACCACTGAACGAAATGTATGCGCCACCCGCCGCGTCCTGGTTCAGGGTCAGGCTCGTGAAATACGCATCGCACTCATGATGGTACACAGTGCCGATGGACGAACCGGTCACGACAGGGTTCTGATACCTGACCTTCACCTTCGTCTTGTTGACGATGGCCGAGAGGCAGTCATCATAAGACGCTTGGCTCCCCGTCTGCGTGGTCTCACAGACCGCATCAAAGTCGAATGTGAAACCGGGTTCGCCGACGCTGGTCAGCTTGCCGCAGTTGGTCTCGTCCTCGTTCACCGTGAGAGTGGTGTTGACGGACGAGGTGCGAAGGCAGATGAGCGTTTTGTAGCTGCTTGTTGGCGCGAAATCGACTTCGATGTTTTGCGCCGTTCCGAGGATATTAGCCATTTATTTCTGTATTAAACTTTGAGCAAATCTAAGGATATTCCTGACAATGTGGGTCGAGCCGTCCTGCTCGATCAGGTACGTGCTGCTCTCCAGTGTCGGGTTCATGAATTGGAAGTCAGCATTGGTAATTGTGCTGTAGGGATATGGGAGGATGGTGTTAATGACCTCAGTGGCGATGCCGTCGAGCTTGTCATAATCCATCTTTTTGTACTGCCTGACCACCACGTCCAAAGTCACCGAGGCCGTATGAATGAACAGATGATTATTCCCGACTTGCACCGATGACATGCTGTTGATATACACATACGCATCGGGCAGCGTCTCGATGGGCATGAACTCGTACACCTTGATCGCCTTGCCGTCGTATGTCAACGATGACAATGCCGTCATATACGCCTCCCTGAGTGCCTTGCCCGGACTCTTCATTCTATAATTTTATCCCTCGAATTAGGTCCTTGATGTCGCGAATTAACCGAGGTTTTACGGACAAAAATGAGGGGTAAAGATATGGCTGCGGGGTGATGCCGTTCCTGTAGATCTTCCGAGCTATGGCATACGCATGGCCTTTGTCTCCCTTCTTAATGATTCCCTTCTTTTCGCCCCATAGGAGGATGTCGTTCACAAAGTCCTTCCATTTGCCCTGCCCCTTGCGAGTCTTGACCGCCTGCGCGACGTCTTGCAATTCAGCAGGCACGGATACCTTAGGGCCGGTGCCGAATTCGATGAAAGGGGCGTGGAAGGCAGTGGCGAAGATTGTGTAGCGCATGTTACTGACCCTTTCCTGCCCGATGCTGTTGTGCAGCTGTCCAAAGTTGAAAGGTGCCGCACGCTTGGCAATCCTGACCATGTCATTCGATGCCGACAGCATGACTCCGTCGATGCTCTTGGTGAGGTCATCATCGACCTTGGCGAGCTTGTTAAGCACCGTCTGCACACCTTCCAGCTTCAACGTCATATCGGAACCCTCCTTTGGTATTGCGTGGCGAGCATGGGGAAGTCCACGAGGTTCGCGTTCTCATTCGAGAGGTCGATACCCCTGTTCTGATAGGTGTAGGCCGTGATGGCTAGTATGTCGTTTTTTGCGTCCTCAGGAATCGACGTGAACCCATACGTGAGATAAATCTCAGCCACGCCCGTGTAAGGCACTTTTAACTGCGTGCCGTAAAGGGTGTAATTATCCGGCGAAATGTAAATCCCATCCACGCAGACGCTGTCGACCGATTGCACAGGTCCAGGGAGGTCGTAGAACTCATAAGCATTCATCTCCACGATCAGCTTGACCGACCGCGTGCCGTATGACTTGCCCGTGTAATTCTCCAGCCAGATGCGGGCGTTCTTAATCAGCGAAGTAATCAGCGCATCGTCATCCGTGAACTCGACTTTCATGTACGCCTTGGCGGTCGCAAGTGCCACCGGCTCCGTCGTGTAGTCCTGCAGGATCTCGCTGTCGACCAATAGATTCATGCCCGCGCTTTGTACTTGTTGATGCTATCGCCAACAAAGATACGCAATGCCGCAAGTTCTGCCTGTGGGTCCAGCTCGCGGCTGCGCTCAAAGGACCGCCGCCGCCATTTGTTATACGCCTTGTGATGGTCGAGGCTCTCAATAGCCTTCACCCACCCTGCAATGTCATCCCTGTCGACATAGATGCCAGCCGTGCCGCAGTTCTCCCGAAGGCCCGGCGTTCCCGAGCTAATGACGGGGATGCCGGAACACATCGCCTCAGTTGCCGTCCGGCCCCAGCTCTCGTATTCCGACGGCATGATGAGGATCCGCGTCTGCCGATAGTATTGCCGTATGTCATCCGTCTTTGGAACCACTTTCACATTGTTCGGCTGATTGACATGCTGGCCGATATTCGCCGGTTCGGAATAACTGCCCATCACGCCGAGAAACTTCCGGTCAGGCATTGCCTCGGCAATCTTGCGAAGGATATGCCCGCCCTTGTTTTGGTCGAGGTTGATGAGGGTGATGTAATAGTTCAGCGACGTGTCCATCTGCACATCGTAGTGCCTCCAGTCGCAAGGTGGATGGACCACAATGCTTTCGTGCTTGTAGCCCAACATCTCATGCGCCCATTGGCTGTTGTACACGATGAACTGCGGGTCATCGGCCATCACTATCTTCCCATATGTATGCGTGTTGTGGATGAGGTGAAAGATCGGACGTTTGAATAGCTGACCCATCGAGATCGTCCAGTCCGTGTAATCGAGATGGGTGAAAACGGCATCTGACCACAGAAACAACTTCTCAATCAGCAGCTGCTCCGGTGGGAATACATCTATGCCATCATAGACGTACATGGACTCAATCCGGTAGTGCCGCGCTTGATGCAGCAAGACCCTAACTTCATCTCCCTGGCCGTGCATGTACTTGTTCATCCAGTGGGCCATAAACTCGGCCCCGCATAGATGCTCAGGAGGGTATAGGTGGATACTGTTAAGCACCTTCATATTTAGGCGGGTTTGGTAATTTTGACCACCAGCATCATGTATCCCATGTCATCCTCGCGGCCGTCCTTCACAATCTCATGGCCTATGAAGTCGGTCCAATGCCATAGCGATTTATGCCGCTCAAATTCATTGCCGTAGGCGTCACCTTGCTCGATCCACACGGCGGGTGTACTAATTAGTAAACCGCCGCCCGGATTTAATGAAGCCTCAGCCATTTGCAGGATCGTCTCACCCTCAAGCTTGTCGAAATGCTCAAGGACATCCGTCATGATGATACAGTCGAACTTTTCTTTATTGTCGGCCAAAAAATTCCGTATGTCCATAACATGCACCTTGTCGTAACAGTCCCACAAAGGGCTGTAATAGTCGGCAAAGCCCTCCACGCCGACAAGCCGCGTCTTGTACTTATACCCAAGGTCGAGCCAGTTTCGCACGCCGGCACCATTGATGCCGTGCCCGACGCCAAGGTCGAGGACGCTTGACGGGTTTTGCATCAAGACCATCCGTATGATGTCGCGGAAGGCAGAATACGAACCTATGGGCATTCTATTGTTTTACAAGGACGTGTAACAAATAATGGAAGGTGCTTCAAAGTTAAACAAAAAAAGAGCCCGGCGAGAACGCCAGGCCCTTCAACCATATCACCACGACTAATTCTCAGGATGCAGAGCCATAGATGGCAGCAGTGGGCTGGAACGACAGGAGACCGATGCGTGCCTCGGCCCGGTAGGTCACCAAGTTCTTGATGAAATCATCCTCGTTGAACTCCGTGCTGCGGACCGCGAGGCCGGAGGCCTGTGCGATAGCGAAGGCATTGGTGTTCATGACGTAGATCTTGCCCGTCACGATCTGACTGTGGGGGACGAGGGGGATGCCGAGCATGCGAACCTCACCGCCGGGGCCGATCACCACGCCGCCGGGGATGCTGTAGCTTCCGTTGGTCGGCAAGGTCTTCAAGACCGATGCCCACACAGCATGGGTGGTCAGGATCAGGTTCGGCTGACCAAGGCCGAGCTTCAGGTGCTGCGCGATGTAGTCGACGATACGCTCAGCCACGGGGGTGGCAGACGTGGAGCCGGCCGTTGCCGAGGCCGTGATGGTCGACATGAAGCTGTTGTTGACGCGCTGGTTCCAGTCCTCAAGCAGTGAGCTGGACAGATAGGCCTGGAGGAACGGCAGATCCTGCAGCATCTGACGGCTGACCCGGGCATAACCGGCGATGAACGACAGCGAGGTGTTCACCATCGTCACGTCGTAGTCGACCTGCGCCTTGGCACTGCCTTCTGTCTGCGTTCCGAACGAACCCTCGCCGATGGTAGTGTTGCCGCGGGGGAATGTCACGTTGCCAGTGGCCGTCGGGATGATGCGGAAAACGTCGTACAGATGGGGATTGAAGAAGGCCCGCAGGATGGGGCTGTCGACGTAGCTGATCTGGCTGGTGCCGGTCAGGTTGTTGCTCAGCGTCATGTTGGCCACGTCCTTCATCGCGTTGAACGGACGCTCCGACTTGATGGCCTCGAAGTTCTCGGCCACCAAATCCATGACGGCACCCTTCAGCGACTTCTGCCGGTCAGCGAAGGCCTCCTGCTTGATGGCACTGGTCAGCTTTCCATTCGTTGCGATCAGGCCGTTCACCTTCTCCTGCAACTCGGCCAGGCTTTGGCCATTCTTTTGGGCGTCCTCATTGAGCTGTGCGACAGTCGCGGCGTGCTTCGTCTCGATGGCAGCGACCTCGCTGGCCACCTGTGCCTTGATCTCCCCGAGCTTGGGGTCAAGAGCTTGGATGATGTCTTTTACTTCCATTGTATCAATTCTTTTGAAAATGTTTGTAAATAAGTATGTCCATCGCTTCCTTCACCATCTGTGTGTGGTCATCCTTTGGCTGTTCCGGCTCCGCGAGGGATTCCGGCGCGCTACTTAAGTCCACGACCAGTTGATTCAGTTGCTTGATCTCCAGCAAAAGTAATTCTATCGTCTCATCTGTTGCGTCGGTCTGCTTTATGAACTTCTCGAGCCGGCGTATCCGCTCCTTCCTTTCCTCCATCGACTTCATGCCCAGCATCGGGGTATGCTCATTCGCGCCCCAGCTGGTCAGGCTCGACCCTTCAAAGAGCTGGATGTCGGTCAACTCCACGCCGTCGGCCGTCTTTTTGCGATTTATGACGTTGAAACCGATGCTATGCTCTTTAATTAAGTCGCTCTCGACCATCTTCAGGAAGTCCCTGCCCAGGTTGTGGCTTCCTATCTTCGATTCGTAATACAAGCCATAGGCGTCCTCCTTCAAGACAGTCAACTTGCCGATGGGCTGACGCGGGTCATGGTTCAAAAGATGTTTAATTCGACCTTTCGGGAACCATTCCGTGATCGACTTTGCGAAGGCACCCGGTCGGATGATGTCCCCGTCGCTGTCCTTTACATCGAACGCTGAGAAGTAGCCGATGACTGTCCCCTCTTTCGTATCGACGTCCTTTATGTCCTGCGTAAATTTTTTATATGCGTAAATCATTTTATCATTTTTGCCATCTATCTCACGCAATTTACTGATAGCCCAGTTAACACCGGCGTCCCCGCCCCATGCGTCCCACATGATGCCACCGCACCCTTCGCTATATGGCACATCTTTATTTTGCTGGTGACGTTTGAACGACGCCATGCGTGCAATCGTGTCGCGGCTGATCCTCTCGCGGTTGGCCAACTGCCGCGCCCTTGTCCACCCAACAGATGTCCCGCAATCGCTGCCGTTCTCTTCCTTGTACTTCAACGCCCTTCGCGCATTGTTGCTCGCCGCCTCGGGATAGTCGTTGTAGGTCGCTTCCTTCATCCGACCCTCATGCTCTTCCTCGCTCTCGCCTTCTCGTGCTAAATAGGCCCGATAGGCCCGGTCAGCTGCAGCCTCGGACGTGTAGACGCAATCGCCGTCTCCTATTCTCCATTTGCCATTTGCGCATCTTGTCACTGGCATGCTATCCTCTTTTTGGTATCAATCGTCCCTGCGCGTCTCGTTTGTTCTCGTATCCTAGCGTACACCTGCAGTTAATCGTGAACGCAGCCGGCGCGGCCGGGTCACATGGGCATTGCGCCACCGCCTGGATGCCCTTGCTCCCCATCTGCGTGAATGGCTCATCCAGCTCGGCCCTGCGGCCGTCCAGGATGGCGTGGTCGAACTCGTCCTTCTCGCGGAACCGACGGGTCCGATTGTCGATGCCGCTGATCCATTCCTTCACGACCTCGAAGGGCTGCAGGCGTGCGGCCTCCAAGGAGGCTAAATTAGCCGCCCTGTTCGATTCAGTACGTGTGATAGTCAAGGCACGCGATGGGCTAGCCACGAGCTCCGTAATGCGTTCCGCGGTCCTTGCGAAACTCCACTGCTCCATCGTCTGTTGCGTCAGGACCTCTAGGATGCGGTCTTTTGTCGTTTGCTCGACCAACGTCAACAGGTCGAGGGCCTGGCGCGTCAGGATTTCCGTGATCGAAAGGATGAAATTCGCGTTGAAGAATGACACCTTGCGATCGGCCGTTAGCTTCCGGTTCGTGTCCATCCCGAATTGCATGGCCACCCGCTTATGCAATCTGTTGATGACACCGAGCAGTTCGTCGTTCACAATGCGAAGGGACCGAAACGCCGTTTGAAACCCTACATCCTGTGCCTCCCGCAGGAACCGCTCGACCTCACGCGTCAAGGCACGCTGCACGTCAGGCAGGTAGCGACGCTCAGCCGCCTGTAGCTTGCGGGTCTGTGCTTTCCAGTATGCCCTTCGTTGCCTGTAGGTCACGTATTAACTTTTCCCGGTAACACTGTCTTGCCGCCTCTCTGAATCTCTTTTCCGTCAGGCATGTCCTCTCTTTGTCGAGCTTTGGATATTTCGCATAAACTTGGACCCGTATCCATTCTAGCTGTTCCGCATTCATATCACTCCGACATTCATCTCTGGGTCCACACCCACAGCCGCCTCCGAAATAGGCATCAAGCCCTGGGCGATGAACGCATTGTCATACGCGCCGCCCTTCGGTTCGTAGTTCATAGCCACCCGCTTCTCGTCATAGGTCAGCCAGTCGGCTGATTTCAACCCGTTAACCATCTTCTCCATGTCGCGCTGCAACTCGGGCAGGGCCATGATGTCGAAGTCGATGAACATGCCCGTGTCACCCATCCGCGGCAGGAGCCATTTGTTCAACTCATCCCGCAACTGCGCGCACATCGGGACGATGGTGTTGGTAACAAGGTCCCTCAGCGCGTTCTGGTAGTTGTTGTCCGCCATGTTGTCGGGGCTGAACAAAACCACAGGCACACCGAAGACCCTGCACCATTGCTCAAGGGAGTACTTCATCGTGTCGATGAGTGCCATCTCGGAACTCGTCAGACCGAAGTTCAAGAACTCCCACGGCGTCTGCAGCATCGCCACCTGACCATACCTGTCGTTATTGTTGACCCGGTCGGCCAGCTGTCGCTGCATGTTGGCCGCCGTCTTTTCATCCACTAATGGGATCTGATTGCCCACCGGCTTTGGCACCAGCGCGCCCTTGGCACCTCCGTTGGCCATCAACTTGGCACTGGCCTTCTGCGCCTCCGTACCCATCAGGTAGTTGTTCCACGCGGCCTTGATTGGGCTAACCCCGCGCAGATGCGTCCTGTCGGCTGAGTCGAACGCAGGGTTCCAGCTCTTCCATTGCAGCACGTCCTCCTTCTGCAGGGGGAGGTTGCCATTAGCTGACTGCAGGATCCACCCATTCACTCCAAAGATGTCCGACGGGTCGGCCACAAGGGACATGAACTGCGACGGCATGATGAACAGCTCGACGAACTTGCCGGCGTCTATATTTCCATCATTTCCCCATGTGAAGCCTTCGCCGGTTAGGAACCGCATCCCGAACAGTTGCTCAAAGAACTGATCCTGACCTTGGTAATTGTTAGGCCGTTGCAGGAGCCTGGCCGTCGCGCTGTCCTCGACGATCATATTCTCGTCGTAGGCGGCCTTCCGCTCCATCACTGCCCTGTCGAACGCACCCGGATGGCCCAGGCCCTTGGTCAGTTGCTTATACCTCTCAAGAGACACGCGCGCCTTCTGCCCGTTGTTCGTCTTGTATACATACCACGGAATGGACGCCGCCTTCCGCGCGAGGAATGACACGACAGAATACACATCCGCATTGGACGCATACGCATCGGTGTACTTCTGGGCGTCATACGTCTGCAGGATATTGCCCTGGTTGATGGGCAGGATGGTGTACTGCGCCGTGTTGGGGTTCAGCCCCTTGTATCTCAGGTATAGTCTGTCGATTAAATTCATAATACGCCCCATGTCAAACGTGGCTGTTTTAGTTTTGTGTACACAGCATAACGCAGGGCGTCGAGCAGATGGTCATCAGCCTTCACGGGTTCCTTGTCAATCACCTTGCCGTTCATGTCGGTCTTCCACTTGTATTTTTTAAGTTCGGCAAGTAGATTAGTCGACGTTGATGTGACGTACAAAGGTAAACTTTTCACCTTCATGATGCCCGCATATACATCCTTATCGGCCGGCCGTACGTTAAGGCCTACCCTGTAGAGTTCCTCGATTGTCTTGGGCTCGGCCGCGTCGCAATAAATCTCAGCGGATGTATCCACCACGATGTCGGGGATCATGTCGGCAAGCTCGGACGTCGTGATGCCCGGCTTGTAAAGCTCTTCCCTAGCATAGATAGCCCCATCATAAAGCCATACCTTGACCAGTGCCGTCGGGTTGCGGAATCCGAAGTCAAGGCCGAATATAACCTCGCCACCCGGTGGAACGCTGTCCACGACCTTGTAATGGGTGTAGATCTGCTCCTGACTTGCACCACGCTCACCAAGGCCGAACACCTTCCACATCATCGGGTCGGCCTCTTTATAGCTCTCGATGACCCTGCGCTGCGGATCCGGCAGGAAAGAATTGTCGAGATAGGTGCTATGAATCTTGACTGCCTCTGATGAATCCGCAAGGTGATAACACCACACGTCAAAGTCCGAAGGGTTGAGGTCAGTGATCACCTTCAGCCGCGTCCGCATGTCGAGCTGGTCGAAGAGGGCTTTGCTCAGCAAGTTCGCCTCGTTGCAGAACAGCACATCCCGACCAGGACCCTTGGCCCGGTCGTGGTCCTCAAGGCCAAAGAACTCGATGAATGTGCCGTTGTCGAACGTGTAGATGTTGTCCGTCTTGTTGTGCTGGCCTTCATCGTACCATCCCCACGAATCAATGATCTCAAAGAAGTCGCGCATGGCCCCGCGCTTCAGATGCGGTAGGGAATGGCTCACCACCGACACCTTCATCCGGTCATGGTTGGTGGCCCACCATATCAAAGACTGGATGATGCCATAAGTTTTGCCGGATCTGGCACCACCTTCATGGCAGATGTAGCGCACATCAGACTGCAAAGCCTTGATGGTCCGCTTCGCCGGCCGGTTCAACTTCACGCGGATGACGTCAGTCGCTGCTGTCATCCGTGTCGAAAGTTACACGCGTGCGATTGGTGAACGTATGCGTCGACTCCGTCTTATCCGTCCATCCGAACTGCTTGAGCGCAAAGATGGGACCCGTCACCTGCCCATCAGTCCGCTGACTCATTTTTTCGTAGTAGTGTTCTATACGGGTACGTGCCATCTTTACAATGTAAGAGTATTCAGGCCGCTTCTCATAATCGTAGAAGCTTTGCCGGGTGGCGAATCCGCAGAACAGGCACAGCCCTGTAATGGTCAGCTGCTTCTCCGTTGCAAAGTATTCTTTTACTTTCGCCTCAAGTTGTTCGGGGCTGTCATAGTATGGTGGCTGCCCTGCTGGCATAGTTTTGTTTTAGCAAATTTACTCCTTAACCCGGTAACTGTAGCCCTTCTCGGCCAGGTATTTCAATAGTTCATCCCGGTTCTGCGGGAGGACGTATACCTTGACCTCATAGCCCAGCTCCACTGACTCCTCGACATTGGCCTGCACCTTCACCCAGTGCATGGTGGCGTACTCGTCGTTGATGTAAAGCATTTGATTCAGCACCCTGAGCGCATGGATGCAGGTCGACCAGTGCTTTGCATGCTTTGCAGTCCCGACATGGGCCGCGATGTCTTTCCACGTCATGCAGAAGTTGTCGCGGTAGACCTTCACGACCATCTGACGCGCGAGGATGCACTTTTTAGCCCGATTAGGGCTGTTTATGTCCTCAACTGATATGTTCATCACCTTGGCCACTAATCGCTTAACGGCGGCCCTATTAGGGGGCGTGTCGTAGATCACTGTCATGCTTGTAGTTTTAGCGTGGGTTTACGAATGATTCCAGTTTCAAGGTCGGCAATGTAAAGCCCCGGGGTGGTGTCAAAGTAGCGCAGTGGTTGGTCCTGGCATAGCTTTACAAGTATGCGGACAGCACCCGCCTCATCAGTCGGGCCGTGAACCTTCACCCCGGTCCGTTGGATGTCAAGGACAACAAGATTTAGCTTTGTCATTATCTTTATTTTTATTTGGTTTCAAGGCCGGTTCCCAGTTCCCACTTTAGTTTCCTATTCTTTATACGTATGTACACGTATAGCGTATTATATAAATATATCTTTTTTTCTTAGATTACTTAGAAATAAGTGGGAACCTGGGAACCGTCATGATTATCAATGATTTAGCTACTGGGAACCGAGTGGGAACCGGGGCCATAAAAGTGGGAACCGAAAAAAAGTGGGAACCGACTTTGATTAAAAAAGAGGGTATTCTTCATCGGTTCCCACTTTGAAATCGCCCAGTACCGACTTTTCGCCTTCAGTTCCCGCTTCAAAGTGGGAACCGGTTTCATGTGTCCAGTTGACAATCCGATAGTATCTGCCGGCCTCATGTTTCTTTTTATGTGATAGGTTTATTTCGATTTTCCTTGTCATTGCCCATAGCTTTAGCCATTGCGTGACCTTGGTGGTGGTGATCTTCGGGATGGTTTTGAACTTGTCGAACAGATCTTCCTTCCGCATGAGCATGTAATAGTCTGGGCTGTCGCAGTTGGCCTGCCATGTGTCCATGTTGACGGCGTTGGTGATGAGCTTGCCGCCTTCGACCTGCAGCCTTGCGTTTTTGATAGATGCAGGTGCAAAGTCAAAGAAGTTCATGGCGAGCTGATCGTCCATGTAGGCCACGAAATCGGGATGGGTCTGATTGATGAGGATGCGATTGGCCGTGTTGCCGGTCACATGGCTCAGGTTCCGCTTGTCACTGGTCAGCCATGCCTGGGCGCAGGAGAGCATGAAATTGTCAAACTTGCGCCATTCAGTGGCGTCCCATTCAGAGAAGAATGCCCGGCCGAACTCATCGACGGGCTTATGCTGGGCGTTAAAATACTTTACTACAGGGAACTCAAATTTGCGGTCTATTGTCGACTCGTCGCTGTTGCCGACGGCATAGTTTGATGTGATGAATATCTTGGGTGATTTGGAGTAAGGGATGACAATCTGCTTTACTCCCTTCTTATTGACTTGAATGCTTTCTGTTATGACGCTGTAAAGTTTGGTGAATGCGAAACTCTTTTCGACGTCATCAATAAAAATGATGTCGGTGTCCAGCTCGACGTTCTGCCAAAGGAACGCATCATGAAAGTTGAAGGACTTGCCATTCATTCGGCAGGTCTTGCGGAATTGCTCGATCATCTTGAAGACAAGCCCTTTGCCTGACCTGCCCATGCTCTCGCCTTCGTCATCCGGGTTGATGTCCTCCATCAGGATGACAGTCTTGGTGATTAGCTCGTTCTTGTATCTATTGAGCGCATACCCGATGATGCTGCGGAGCTTGTCCACCATCTCACCACCCAGGATGGTGACGAACCTGTCGGCATCGCAATTTGTGTGGTCGATAAAATTAAAGTCCCGGTCAATGATGCTTTCTTTCCAGATGTATGCCGTGAGGTCCTTGTAAAGCATCTCTTCCACTCTGTCGGCATAAACCCTGATGGCGCGATTGCGGAAAAAGAACCAAGTGGATGCAGCATCGTCGCGGACAAAGTTGTCATCGAGTTCATCCAGCATGGTCATCAGTCCCCCGTTGTCGGAGAAGATGGTGCTGACGCGCTCGAAAAAGTAGTTCTTCACGACAGGCTCCACGGCTGTCAGGAACTGCCGGACAATATCACCCGTCTCCCGTATACTGACAACATTGTCAATGACTTGCACAAGTTGCCCAAGATATTTGCAGTATCCTAGCTGTTTGTAATAGTGAAGGAGATCTGTGTATTTTACATTTATTTTGCGGCCTTCCTTAATCCAAAAATCACCTTCATTGACAATGTCGCGGCCGTATCCTTCACTGGCGAGCTTTGCCTGTGCTTGGATAAAATTGCCATCATGATAATATAATTTGTAAACGTCGAATGGACTGTAGGGTTTTGCCTGTTCAAATTCACTGTTATGCGTGAAGAGGTAGAGGCAGTTCTGCAGGTTATATTTTGTCGCGTTGTTTTTCCAGATGGAACCCGATTGCCGCTGTGTGGTGTTGGGTGACTTGATGATGATGCGGTCATCGAGTTCCTGCACTATTTTCCATCCCCTCTCCTGGATCTCTTTTACGATGTAGGTGTAATCATGTTTGTCGTTAAACATGCGCCAGGGCGCGTCCTTGCGTTCTTTGTCAATCTTCGTGGCCTCGGATATGCTGACCTCGTTGAAGGACCTGCAGATGGATATGATGTAATTCCTATCTTCGATGGATAGATGTGGCAGCTCGAGGGGGCTGCCTTGTTGGAAGTAATACCCAGCTGATGGAGCTGTCTTGATGTACTTTTTATTGGACTCGTCGATGCGCTCTATTTTGCCGACCATCTTGCCATTGCCGTCCAACGTGTAGGCGATGACGGCGTCACCACCTATCTGGTCTGCAGTGTAGTAAATATGCGCTCCCCCGGATGGGCTGCGCGATATCACCAGCCGCTCGAACAGGTCGGGATTTGCCATCTCTAAAGTGGTCAGCACTTTAGCCACGATTCCCTTCTGTTGCTTCTCGTCGATGTCGATCACCTCCATCTTGCCTGTGAGCATGATGCCCAGGTCGATGCCTTCCCGGTCGAAATAGTAGGCGCAGTTATGCTTGTTGATGGGATTGCGTCTGAGGGCTGTGAGATCCTTGATATTAGCGGGGCTCTTGTCCTTTAACGGAACGACGTGAATGCCCGCTTCAATGAGGGCGTGCGCCGCCAACAGGCAGGCCTTGTCCACCACTTCGCCCTCTTGAAGGTAATCGTAGATATTCATTGGATGTATTAGCCCCAATATGACCGGGGGGAGACACCGCGCACGCGGTCCCGGCCACATTGGGGCGTGTATATTTTTCGCACGCAGTGGTCTCCCGACACTGCTGCCCTATAAATATAAGTTAAAAACTATTTTTCCGGTGTGGAAATATTGTTTAATCGTCTAGTGATTTATACAAAAGACGCTGTACCTTATGGATGATTTTATAGGCCTGACTTATCGCCCGTACTTTGTCTTCGGGACATTTGTCGTATTCAGACGTGTCTGAATCGCTAAGGGTAGTGATGACGTTGATTTGTGATTCGATAATGTCAAGATACCCAATAGTCTCGACGTCAGAGGGATCAACTTCGTCAATCATCTCAGTGAATTTTTCCATCAATTATTTGATAATTTTTGACCATGTAATCTCCAGACTTGTCGACCACGACATGGGCGAATCCGTGCTGATAGTTTGACACTAGTGGGTTGTAGTCTGGATGTAAGTCGCACAGGCACCCGGTCGACCAGCACCCATATACCTTGCCATCAAGTGACACCTCGACATGATTAGACACCTTGTGAACGTGTCCGATCAGGACCGACTGCTTAGCTCGTAGCCATGCGCCGCGCGAGGAATTGACGGGCGCAAAAAACCCTTTCATTATGTGATGTCCGTGGGTTATGGATAGCATGCCCGCCTTCACAAGGGTTTTGTCATCTAAGATTGTTACCCTTTCCTCCTGCAGTTTGAGTCGATGCTCCAGCTGGTAGTATGGGTCATCGAAAACTTCATGAGCCTTGGTCATTAGCCAATGCTCGTATCTGATGCAATGATTGCCCTTCAGCCAGTAGATGGCCGCGGATGGGAACACGGCGCGCAGCTGCACTAGGAAGGCCTTGGCCGTGTCGATTTCAAACCGGATGGACCGCTTGCGCGGATCCTTCTGGAAACGCGACATATTGTAAAAGTCGATGAGGTCGCCGTTGATGAGGATGGTATTGACTTTGTTCTCTATGCCATATCTTATGGCCATTGTTACAGCCTCAAGGTCGTGATAAGGGATATGAAGGTCCGAGATCACGAGGATGTTGTCGCAGACCTCGGGCAGCGTCATCGTCTCCCGCTTCGTTGCCTGACTCTCGGGCAGCTTGTAGGGGTTCGCCGGTCTTGGAGGAATGTTGGCATACCCTTCGCTCGCGTGTTGAGGCCCTGTCTTGTTCTCGATGCGCCGGAGGCAGTAGCGCGCATCTTCCAAGGAGTTGAATATATCGGGCAGTTCGCCGGCCATTATGCGCGCAAGCTTGCGGGTGGGCATCTCCCATCCGAATTTAGCTCGGTACTCGCGTGCGATTTGTAGTTTCATGGGTTTGCTATGTCGGCAAGCTGGTCGACACTACTTAGGACGTACACCTCCATCCCCGCATCCCGCAGCTCGTCATGTCGTAGCGCCTGCAGCGCATTAGGGGCGATTCCTGGCCGTTTGATCTCGATGTAGACAGTACGCCCATCTCGGTGGCATATAAGGTCAGGAATGCCGTTGTAAGTGGTTTGGATGAGCTTTATGACGAGCCACCCCTCGGCGCGGAGTGCGGCCACTATTCTCCGCTGAATCTCACTTTCCTTGGGCGTGCCGCCCTTCGTAGTATGCGTCGGCTTTGTCGAGGGCATCGTGGATGTCATCTTGCCGGTTGTTACCTGCAAGGTACGCATCAATCATGTCCTGCTTGTGCTGAATCTCGGCCAGCATCTTCAATGTCTCTGCCTTGGACCGCGTGAATGCCTGCTCCGGTGGGATCAGGTCGATGAACTTTTCAAACAGACTTGTCAGGCTCATGGGATTTGGTTTTTGTACTCCATTTGAATTAACAGGTCGATGTAGTGTTTCGCTTTCAGCAGATCCTGCACGCCGTTCTTTTGCTTATGGCGGCAGATGTATTTGACCACGCACCCCTCAATGTACCCTATCTTATTAGCATGAATAAACTCGACAGGCTGGATGAGATAGTCCTTGTAATGCGCCCCGCCGACTTGTTCGTCGAGCGCGTCGGGCATGGTCTGCCCGTTGATCTGTTGCTGGAGGTTGCCCCACAGCTTTGTAAGTCTTTGCAGCATGGGTTTTGTTTTAGTCTTGAAAAAACCGCCCCGTGTAGAAACACAGGCGGGTGATTGTCCATACCCGATTGGAATCTATCATCTATAAAACGTGCTTGCGCGCGCTTTATTGTGTTGTCATAAAATCTTTTTTGAAATGGCTGAGGGTGTAGTTCCGTTTACGGAGGACCTGCTCGTAAATCTTCGGTTCAATCCCGCCGCGTGAGAATATCCAATACACATCGGCCGGCCGGTCCCTGTCTTTTGACTGCATCCGCGCTCTTGCCTGCCAATAGCTCACGGCACTGAAATCAATGTTGAACATCACCAGCGCGTCGGCTGTCGATAGGTTGATGCCTTCCCTGCCCGATGCTATCTGTGAAATGTAGACGGCATCCTTCCCGCCTGCGTTGAACTCTTCAGGGCTGTCGACTATCCGTTCGGCGAAAACAAACGACAGCAGCATCCGCTCGGCTTGGAATTTGTAAAAGATGGCAATCTTAACCCCGCGGAAGTGGTCGCGTATAAATTCGGCCTTGGTCATGTCGAATGCGTAGGACTCAAAAATGCCGTTAGGTTCGTCGAGGATGACCGACCCGCTGCACAGCTGGTGGACTTTGTTCTGCAGGGCCACGGCCGTGTCCGCTATCACCACTCCGTTGCTGGTCTTGAGTACCCGGTCGCGGACGAGCCGCTTGATACCTTCATACGTTCCCGGCTTCATGTCGACCTCGATCACATGGTCTTGCACGCGTTCCGTGAACCCCGCCTCTTCCTGAGTGAATGAAATCATAAATGGCTGACAGTCCCCCATGACCTTGGACTCATCCGCATCGCTGTAATCATTCACCTCGCGGTTGTAGATGTGCCGCTTGGTCACATTGACGTACTCCTTGGCCCATTGGTAAAAATTCTGCCCGGTCCACGGGGTGAAATGACTGACCCATAGCTGGTGGAACATCTGACTGTACGACTCGGGCGTCGGGGTGCCGGATAGGAAGATGATCGGCAAGGGCTTCCCGCCGATGGGATAGGCGATGGATCGCATCTGCCGCGTGCGCTCGTTCGGTGTGGGGAACGCGCCAAGGGTGTGGGCTTCGTCTGCGATGATAAGATCAAACTGCAGGGCCTGGCCGGCTGTGATCTTATGGATGGCTTCATAGTTAATCAGGTCGAACTGGAAGGAGAAACGGCCCTTCTCGTAGTCACCGGCTATTGATGATATGGCCTTCTTTTTGGATACGAACAGGACTGACTTGGCCCCCCATTCTTGCGCGATAGATAGGCTAGTGATGGTCTTGCCCGTCCGGACCTGCATCGCTAGGTATAGCAGGTGGTGATGGCGCAGGACCTCCGTCCCGCGCCTCACGATGTCGATCTGATAGTCACGCAGTTGCATCGTCCTGCAGGTTTAGGATCTGATTATTCCATGCTGGGTAAAACTCATCAAGCCACATCGTGAAATCCTCCTCTGACCCGCTCGATATGTATCTGTCGTAGAGCTTATTAAACTGCCCGGTGATTTTAGTGCCAGAACCTACGAAGGCCTTGCACATGTCCAGCTCGATGCCTTGTGAAAACTCGAGCCATGCCATTACGCGCATGAGCGTATTGTACACTCCGGTGTCGAAGGTGGTGCTCTTCGCACCCCTGACGTATCGCTCGACGGCATAGGACAGCATGCCGATAGCATGATGTACTGAGAGTGCCATGCGGTTGTTCTGCGCATATTTCAGCTCGTACATTTGATTCCGCAGTTCCTCGACTTTGGCGTATACAGTGTACGCAGCATCGTAGGCAGCGCGCTCGAGCGGGTCGGTGGGTCTTGTCTCGTTGTTCATGGTTATAGGTTTTATGTAGTTTGTATGCGTTTGGCTAGAAAATCGGTCCATGTCATGTCAGGCTCCGTCTCTTCGTAAATTGAGTATTCGCCGATAAATTCCTGCCAAAAGTTAGCGCCCATCTTGTCGGAAAAATGCAGCGCGAACCTCTCGCGGGGTAGCTTGAGCATGTACGTGTCGAAGTTTTTGACCAGCATGCTGAACCGGTGATTGCGATACCCCCACACGATAGTCCTGGCCCTGACCAGCTCCTGCGTGCATAACCGGTGCCGCATGCGGCTGTCCTCCAGCTCTTGCTCTGTGATTGATTTTACTGGGTGCATGTTTAGAATTTTTGATGCGTGAGCTTATACGTTGCCTGCTTGGGTTTAGCTGAGTGATTCTGCGCCATCCATAGGGCGCGGGTGTGGACGAACAGGTTGAGGTCTTCGTCCGTATCGCACGCCATTTTGCGCAACAACTGCCATCCATCGCCTTGGATGTCGCCGGCCTTGCCGTTGGTTCGGGTCTTGGCATTGAGCCACAGGATGCCGACCTGGTCGACGTAGATGCCGGCCTCTTCGAGCAGCCGGCGATATGCGGCGAGCTGGAGCCAGTAGGTCGGATAGATGGCATTGGAGGTCTTGATGTCGAGGAGCATGGTGACAGGGTTAGGGCTTCCGATCTTTATGACCCGGTCGATAGTGCCTGCCCATCCTAGCTCAGGATTGACGAAATTGTGTTCGGTCATCATTATCTCGGGCTTGAACCGGTGGATGAACTCGACATAACGCTCAAACATAGCCCACTCGGATACCTTATACCCTAGATGTCCGTCCTCGGTCAGCAGGGAGACTTCGGCCCCTGCGTCGTAGGCTTCCGTCATCTCGTGGACTGTTGTACCCCTGCGGCCGGCCTCGTCGCGGATAGTGTCGGCATCTTGACCGACGGACTTGAGCCACATGTAGTAACCCGCGTCCTTGGGATAGGCGTCTAGGATGGTGGTCACGGACGGCACGAACTGGCCGTCTTCCGTCCTGTAGAACCTCCCGTCAAGGAAGGTCAGCTGCTTGTTTTGGGTGTTGATGATGTAATTGCTCATGGGGTTATGATTTAGAGCCACCTGCAGGACTCGAACCTGCATTCCCCGTCAATTGCGGGATCCTGCCATGCCTCAAATGAGACTTAGATGAAGGTGGCTGCCGGTTTCACAGGTTAGAACGGCGTATCTTCCTCAGCATCTGGCACCTCAGCACCGAAGGCTGCGCTGGCCATCGTGGCCTGTTTGTTGAGCCGCACGCGAGGCATGTACTCGTGTTTTACAAAAGATTCAAGGTACTCCATCATGTCGGAGTCATCCCACTGCTCGACGCCCTTGATCTTAATCTTACGAAGCTGCGGCAGCTCGCCGGGGTTATCCTTCGTCCATGCCCAGCGGATGACTTTGTCCTGTTGCAACATTATGATGCTGGACCTGGTTTTGTCACCCTCGAGCTTCACGCGGGGGATGATGGTCACAGGTATGGCAGGGTTGACGTTCGGCAGGGCCTTTAGGAAGGATGATGCGTTCCCGCCGCTGTAGTTGAATTGGAGCTTGTAAGTCACTCCATCGTCGGCGAGACTGACCTGCCAGAACTTGCCGAATTCCGTGTCACGGACCTCGATGTCCGTGATGGTGCCGGCGATGAAGTCGTAGGCCGCCTCATGGACCTGCTTGCCGGTCTTGGAGATGCGGGGCTTTGTTCCCGGCTGCGGTTCGTTGAACCGCCGGATGACTTTCCCGCCGGCTACCGACAGGTACACACTACTTTCTCTGTTTCCGAGTCCCATAGTTGATTTAATTTTGAGATGGTGAATATTTGAATCTGAGCATAGATGGATGCTTAGCCTCTTGGATGCCCCGCATGACTCCGAGCCGATGGATCAGCTCCAGCTCGGGGATGATTCCTGTCCATCGGTCCGAGAAGGACCGGATGATGCGCTCGCCGTCGGGAGGGGTGCAGATGCTGAGGATGTCTATGGTTACCTCATAGTCATCGTAGAATTCTCGTTCCACTTCGGCGTATTTTTTATCGCCTCGGTGTATCCATACGTATATGAACAGAATCAGCGAGGCTGCGGTCAGCGTTCCGATTATTTCATTGATTGTTTCCATGTGGCAAGTTTGATGGTTAGAACCAACTATCTGCAGTACACATGATAATCATCGCAAGGACCATGAGCCATGCGATGTAGTTGTCGCGGATAAACTTTTTCATTCTGCAATATTTTCGGTCTTGTCGAGAATGGCGTTCACCTTGTCAGCTCGGTCATTGTAGAAGGCCGTCATGATATCGAACAGCTTTGCGCTGCAGCGGCCGGACTTAAATGCGATGTAGATATTCTGCCGGGTGCAATTTGCCCGACGGGCGATTTCCGCCACGTCACCGGGTTGGCGGATCTGTTGCCAGCGTGCGAAGATTTCTGCGTTGATTTTCATTATTGTGTTTTTGTTGTTTTACTTTTTATGAAGCTTTGCCTTTATGAATTTCATGCAAATGTGACGGCAATGGAGCCGGGCGTAGGTGATCGCCTGCCGAAGGTTGCGGGCTTCAATCGTAAACGAATGACCATTGTCGCGGTTGGGGTTGAACGTGCGCTCTTCGGCGTAGCAGATGTAATGTTTCATCGTGTTTTGATTTTGGGTGATTGATAGGACAAAGTAAAAGACATTTCCAATTACCTCCAAATAATTCCCAAACTATTTTCGCAGAATAGAAAAAAAATAGCCCCCCGTGGAAACGAGGGGCCGACGTAACCCTACGAGCTGCTGAACGTAACTATTTGATCTTCACGACGATAATGATAATAAGCATAAGAAGGCCAAGGATACCCGCGCCCATAGAAAATTTCCGTATCATGTCTCTTTGACGTTCTATTTTATGCCTTGCGGCATCCAGTTCGGCCTGCATTGCCCGGAGTGGGCCGGAAACATCCGGCCGGATCCATATCGTGTCGGTCACGTTGACCTCCCGCACAATGTCCCGCCACTGGGTTGAATGGATCCGCAGCGTGTCGTTAAGACGGATGGTATCGACGTAGATATTCTCGTTGACGATCGTATCATGCCGCACGATAGTGGCCCCAGGCATGTAGACAGTGTCGGACTTGATGGGATTGTCGACCAGATAGTCCGCGATGATGCGGTCCACCTTTGCCTTACGTTTCATGGCCCGCTTCACTGGGTCACAGCCAACCAGCAACAGCACGAACAGCATAGCAGCGTACAATCGCATCATTCAGGTTTAGCGATTTGACCCTGACTATTGGTAAACAGATTTTTCAGCAGGTAGGAAATGATTGCAGCACCTGCCATCTTCGCGATGTTCATCCATTCGGTTTGTGTCGGAAGTTCGCCGGCCTCAAGGATGCTCTGAATGGAACCCAGCACTGTCACGAGTGCGGCAATGACGATACCTTTAAGGACGTCTTGTGCATTGAGTTGAAACAATTTGCTCATTGTATCTAATTTTTGTTGTTAGCTTCGGTCTTGCTTGTCTTTCAAATCTAATGCTAATTGGTGCAATGTTTTAAGTATCTCATCCAATTTTGCATTCATCACTTTGTCCGTTTTTTCAAGGGCCTGCACCCGCACGTCCAGCTCTTTCATCTTTGTCTCCATACGAACGTAGATGCCTACAAGCCCACCCACCATGCCGACTGCCCATACGATCAACTCAAATGGTACTTTCATCCGACGCGGTTGACAGTTAATATTATCGAAGGAATAGCAGGCCGTGTGGGGTTGCTGCCCCCTGTGCTGTAGTTGATGAACATGGCAGTGTCTGCACTGTTCCAGGCAATTTCAAAATAGTCTGCAGCTGCAGCATTGACAAACCAGTTCCATGCGGCTACAGCCTTTCCATCCTGCGCGTGCAAGGTCACTACTGTGCTGCTGTTTGATACATTGCTTCCATTCTTTTTCAGCCATATCTCAATGGCATCATTCCCGGCATCTGTCTTGTCCAGCTGCGCAGAGAATTGAATGTTGTAGATTCCGGCGTTGGCTATTGTGATACGTGAATTGGAGACGATGCTGACGCCATTCGAGAGATCCGTGTTGTTGTATGTCATCAGGTTCTCGGACGTTGCTCCTGCGTTGGTCTGGTCTTGCGTCGAATAGAACGAACCATAATAGCGCAGCTCACCCACCAGCACCTGTACGCTATCCTCGTCCACTGTTATGTTCACGCTGCTCATGCTAGGGTAATGTCATCTGTGACTAAAAAACTGCCCTTTATGTAGGTGGTGACCACGCCCGAGGTAAAGGTGGCCTGCAGGTCGTAAAAGTAACAGCCGCCGTCGATGTTGACCACCTTGGAAATGGTCACGACGTTGTTTCCAGCACCGCCGACTGTCAAGCCATCCCCTTCGGTCAGCGTCAGGTAGACATCCCCGTCGGGCTTGTCCCTTACCTCCATCTTCATCGTCGCGTTCGCCAGGCTTATGGGCAGTGCCGAGCCATCGGTGATGGTGACAGTCCTTTGCAGGGTGTCGTTGCGATATGCTCTAATGTTGTAGATGCCCGGAGTCATGTTTCAAAGTTACACATTCGGTGGGTATATGAACCCGATGAGGTTCAGACCCTTCTCCTTGAACGGCAGGCCCGTCCTGCGGTCTTTCCGCATCACAAACATTCCTTCCCGTTCGCCGGCTGCGTTGGTGTTGCCCTCGATAGTGGTGAACCGGCCGAACTTGTCGGCTCCTTTGGTGCATATGCCTATATGACCCGTCCATCCACTTCCGTATCTCCAGACAGCCAGCGCGCCAGCCTTTGGAATGTTGCCGGTGGTAAAAAACGAAGATCCGCGGAAGTTGGCATACGTGGCAGTGCATGATGCGGAGAAAAATTTAGAATAGAGCTCCATTAGCTTGTCGTAATTCAGCGGCCTGCGCATGGTAAGTGCTTCCTTCCAAACGAGCTCGGCAAAGTAGCAACACCACGAATGGGTTGGCTTCCATCCGACAGCCTTCATCTTTGCCTCGAACTCTGGATCTTGCCATCCTAAATTCCCTGCCTTCTCGGTCTGACCGAGATATGTCTCAGCAGTCTTGACAATTAAAATGTCTAGCATGGTGTCATGTGTAGGTTTATATCATGCGGAGCTGTCTGATTGCCGCCAAAATATGGGCCTAACAGATATCCTGACGTGCGCGGCTGGATGGGTATTGTCATAGACTTGCCAGGCACCATGATGGTATGCCTGTCGGGGAAGAAGTGGATGGCGTAGCGTTCGGTGACGTTCAGCCTTACTTCGTGCAATTTTTCGCTGTAATTCAGGCTGTCTTTGTACCAGTAGGCCCATGTCACCACCCTCTGCTTCTGTTCGTCCCAGTTCCACCCTATGCGGACGGAATTGTGGAAATGATGCGGAAGGTAGCCGATGCCGAAGAGCTTGTTTATGTCGGACTGGTCGGGGCCTATGTCGTAGCGCGCCGACTGATCGAATCGGACCATGTACGCAAGCACCTTCGGCCTCCAAAGTAGTGTTGGAAGCCGAAGGGGTGCATGTGTGCCTTGTCGGATGGTCATTGCTTCGTAGTTGTCCCGGTCGTGGTGCCTGTCGCTGGCGTCTTCGCTGACTGGACTGCCTGACGCTGCTGCCGGACCTGTAGCTTGAGCTGTTGCATCACCCATGCCGTGGCCCTATCGCCGTGGTTTGGACGGGTCAGATACAGATTGTACTCGGGGCCGGTCATCTTGAGGAAGCCCATGGCGAGGGTCTGCCCGATGCTGTCGGTCAGCGTGTACTTGAAATTGGCGAAGGTGGATAGGTCATCCTCGACGCAATCGACCTCGAGATTGTCGGCGTCAAGTAGCTGGCCTTGGTACCAGATTTTGAACTCTTTGATGGGCTGCCGCTTTGACCTCACGGCCGAGCTGTCTTGTGCCTGTGCTACACTAACAAGGGCGAGAAGGATGAAGATGATACGTTTCATTTTTTATCGATTGTTTGGTTTTGCGAAGTTACTTGTTGCGCGATTTTCCCGCGTATGCTCTCCGTCGTTTTGGCTGGCAGTTCGCCCAGCGCGTCGTATACTACCTGCACCTCTTGCGCCGTCAGCGTCAGCGTGTAGGTCTTTGGTTGCGTGTCCTTTGTGCGCCATGCCATGACGGAGAAGATGGCAATGAACGCGAGAATCGTTAGGCCGAGGGTCTGCATTTTCCGCATGTGTAGGGGTTTAGGTTTATAGGGGTGTGACTAACGCAAGCCTGTAAAAAGTGCCGTTTATCTCGACTTCGACATAGTTGCCGGTGTCGAGCTGCACGGATGTACCGACCACGCTGCCGAGCTTCCACGGTTTTTTGGTACCGCTGGTAGGGTCTCCCGTGGTTATGCTCCCCGTACTCCACACATTGCCGTCCACCTGCAGCTTGTAATTGCCGTTGTCGGTTGTACTCGTCGAGATGAGCAATTCACCGGCTGTATTCAGCGTCATCCGCATCGTGTCGACGCTGCCGAACTGCAAAGGGTATGCGGCCTCGGTCATAAGGTATCCGGCGTATCCGGTGTAGCCCGTCCCCGTGCCGCCCGTAGCACCTGCGACGCCCAGCTCCATGATGCCCGACGTGTTGCTCGTGTACATTACCACGGAGTTGGTGCCGGAGCGCGAGAGTACCATGCCGTTATTCGCATTCGCGTTCACGCGGAACTGCCCATCGGAGACGAGGGTATTGCCGGAGACCTGTAGCTTGAAGTCCCCCGCGTCGCTGGTTGTGTTGATATACATCTCATTCGATGCTTGATATATCAATGACGTGTCGAACGTCGTGGCCGTGGCGTACTTGGGTATGCGCCCCGCCGACCCGTTGGCGATGACATTCGGGAATGCCGTCTTTTGGATGACTCCGCTTGCATTCGCCCAAAGTACATTGATGGGCGATGCAGAGGAGTCGATGGTAGCGATTCTCACGCGACCGTTGACGTGCAGGCGTTCGGATGGTGAGGTGGTGCCGATGCCTAAATTGCCGTCGGCTGTTATGATTGCACGTAGCGCATATGTGCCGGACGTGTTTTCAGTTAAAAATTGTATGTCACCCGGTACAACTCCACTCGAAACTGTCCCACCTATAACAGTACGGATAGTTGCTGCTAATTGATAACTCGCGCCATCATGACCGACGTAATTTATGTCCCCGATTGTCTCACCGCTTGCAACTGCCGAAGGCGATGTTAATGTACCGCGACTTTTACCAATGTTCCAAAATGAATAGTTCCCGGACGTGTTGCTATGCGACATAATACCAGATGAAGCATATATATTTGATTCAATATTCATCTGCCCCGTTCCACTCCAGCTGAAACTTGGTGACGTTGTCGCACCTATGGTTACATTCCCACTCGTCGCCGCGAACACAGCCCCCGTCGTATTGTAGATGGACCCCGCTACCTGCAGGGCGTAGGCCCCGGCGTCGGTGGTGGTGCCGATGAGGAGTTCGCCTGCGGATGTGATGCGGAGGCGTTGGGCAAAATTTGTATAAAAGTCAATCGGGTGATTAGTTGTATTTCCGAAAAATGCTACATTCCCAGATGCCCATGATAATCTAAAATCAATAGTTCCGTCAGTTACTTTCACGCCTGATGTAGTGCGCATAAATCCAATAACATCTAATTTCTCGCTCGGACTTGTAGTACCTATTCCTACATTCGTCCCGTTATCAAATATCTGCGAGTTCCCTAGCGTCCGCGTGGCCGTAAACTTCGGGACATAGTTCACCGTCCCACTTCCCCGCGTGTACGGGTTCAGCATCGTGGCCGTGTCTGCTACATTTAGCTCGATGGCCGCAAGAGAATCTAAACCCTTCTGCCGCCATGCGCGGGTGGAAAGTAGCGTCGTATCCGTCCGGGTGGCTATTACTGCGCCGAGACTGTCGTCGCCTTTCTTGCGCCATGCGCGGGTGGATATGATGGTGGTGTCGACATTTGCCGTGACGCTTGTCCATCTGCTGTTGATGCTGTCCCAGTATTGGAAGTTGTTCCGCTGTACGCTGAAGATTAGGAGGCCGTTGCGCTTCACGCCTGTGATGGCTGCGGTGTCGGACACGATCGGCGGCATCAGGCCCTTGTTGGCCCCGTAGCGCGGCCCGATCGATATGTACGCCGCAGTGTCCGTCACGGCGTTGCGGCCCACGGACATTTGGTTCCGGAACACATAATCCGGCACCGGGTTCACCTGTTGGGCAGTTGACGATAGGGCCGTAAACAGGCTAAGAATGGCTAATATGGGTATTCTCATTTCTGAAAGAGTTTAATTATCTCACCGGGGTTCAAATTCGCGTCGAACCATATCCTTTGGCTAGGCTGGTCGATGATGCACTCGCCGGCGTTCACCGACACTGCCTGCGGGATGCCCGTTATGTCCGTCGTTGCCGTTGTCGATTCGCTGAAGGTCGTGATGGTCAGCGGCTCCTCAAGGTATTGCTCAATCGTGCCGGAGAAGGGGGACAGTGCCGTGAACGCATACGACGCGGCGAGAGCTGGGAGGGTGGGGTAATTGTCAGGGTCCTGCAGCTCGTTGATGATATAGTTCACGCCTGACAGGGTGACATATCTGCCCTTCTTATATTTCTCGGCGCCAAGTGACACAGTCAGGTCTACAGTAGGGTCTGACAGGGTGCATTGCAGCCGGTTCGTCGACACGTCCTGCGTCGAGACGGATGTGAGCCATGTGGCGTTGTCAATCTCCGTCTGTAGTGCATCACGCACGTCCTCCGTCGTATCACCCGTCTGCACCTTGTACGACGCAATGGCATTGCCGTCCGTCACGCTGTAGGTAGTGCCGACGGCAGGGGTAGGCCCGAACTCGAACAAGATGACGCGGGTCGCGAGGACGATGTTGCTGATGATGATCAGATAGTCCCCAGCGACAAGGGACCCGAGCCGGACGCCGTACCACTCATAGACATAGACGTCCACTGTCTCCGTGCCGCCGAAGCTAGTGACATGCTTGATGCCGATGCCGTTCCTGTCGACGATGATGACGTCACTGGCGGTCAGGCCCACCACGTCGAGATATGGGTCTGTCGTTGTGACCTTGTATGTCCGTGCGCCGTACATCAGTCCACGTAGATGGTCGTGATCCATTCCCCTGCACCTAGGGCCATGCCGAACTCAAGGGATCCCGAGCCGGACGTATATTTCACCTGCGACCCGGTCGGGGCGCCTGCCGTGATGACCTCAAGCCCGATGCCGTTACGCCGGACGTCGAGAACATCGACGCCGAGGATGCTGCTGTCGCTGATGGTCGTTTCGCCACCCGTCGCGTTGTAGGTCCAGCTGTCCACGTCCGTCAGCGGAGAGTCCACCACAACCTGGTCGAATGTCGGGTCCCCGTTCATCGTCAGGGTGAAGGAATAGATGGCCAGCGCGCCGACGCTGCCCGAGAACGTCACCTCATCAATCAGGCAAGGAACCTCATACGTCTTGCTGTTGCCCTGCGGGTCGCTAGTGGTGTACTTCGTGAGAATGATGAAGTGTGCCTTCATCGAATCGAGAAGGTCGAAGATGGTATTCTTGCCCGTGTCGGGAACTACCTTTACCACTCCATTCGAGCTGATGGTCCCGGTCGTTCTGCCGTAGATGTAGGACCGCCATTTGCCGCTGGTGTACGGGGCCAACTCAATCTTGTCCGTCGTATGCGTGATGGTGACGTCCTTGGCGCACGCAAAGGGGTAGAAGCTAGTCCCTAGCTTTGCGTAAAAGACCACATCCCCACCTTTAACCGCGTCAGGCATTAGTCCTCGTGATAGTTCTCGTTAGTGTACACATCCAGCGCGCCAGGCTCGACAGTCGTGTCTTTTTGCTCATCCCAGACCTCTAAAAGATTCGCTGACCATATGCAGCTCATGAAATCAATCTCCCGCATGTTGACGATGGCGAAAGTCTTGTCGGGCGCATCGTCGACAAAGTTAATCGTATTAATCAAACCGATCGGGAACTTAGTCCCCGACCTGTCCCATTTAAGCCCATAGAAGTTACACTCAAGCCGGGTCCGATGCTGTCGATTTATCCACCAGTTCGCAATCGCGTTCTGTTGCTTAAAGCCGAACCGCTCGGAGCTGTAGCGACGTCTAAGCCAATTCTTGTCGGTCAACGTCTCGCCGTCCGACTCGAACAGCGACCCCTTCAGGTAAAGGTTCGTGCTATCATCGAAATAGGTCTCCGTCTGGCTGTTCTTTTGAACCGATTTGCTGATGGTGTAGACGTCAAGATTGCCCCGGATGGTGCGGTCATACGTCCCGTTATTTTTTGACAAGATCTCGAACTGCAGGTCCTTGAAATGAGCCTCGGCACCCGGTCCAATGGCCGGGCAGACAAGCAGGACCTTTGCAATACACCGATATGGAACCGGGCGGCTGGTCACATTCACCGATGTCCATGTGTTGGCGAGCTGGCCGACGTCAAGACCAAGGGACAGGTAAGGGTTATTCGCACTATCCCAGTCCGTAGTACATAGCACCCATTCGCCTTCGTTATTAAGTCCATACCGATACTGCAGGCTTTCAATCCGCTTCAGCTGAACCTGTGCGACCTTTATATCCCCGCCGAAGTTGCCCGTGGTCTTGTACTGGAGTGAAAAGTCGAGAATATCACCCTCCTGCAGAATTACCTCACACGATGACGCCCAGGTCTCAAATGACTCCTTGCGAATCATCGCATAATTGTCCGACACGCCGCCCAGTGCGTCGAACTCGACAACACGCTGGAAGAGACCGCCGGCCGCGACAGGCGTCTCTCTGCTCGTCTTGTAATGCGTCCAGTTGCTTATCGTGTACGTCTGCGGCGGGCCGACAGCCGTCTGCGTGCCGAGTTCAAAATTCTGATTGCAAAGGATGGCATCGGGGAACTGATACCGCCAAAGGACAGACGTCTCTTTGCTCGGCTTGTTCAGTGTCCGAATCATCTCGGGCATGATAGGCTTTACGTCCTCATTCACGCCGACCTCGATCATCCACCGGGTGTTGAACGTCGCCCGGTTACCGCCTGTTGGTTTGTTATTCTGAAAGCCGCGAATATTCGCCGCCTTGTTGACAAATAGCTCTTCCATCCGCACGATCCACCACTGGCCTTGCCATTGGAAGATGGTCTGATTGAATGACTTGTTTATCTTCTCAAGGGCCAGATAACTGTCATCGAAGTTCAGAAACCCCTCTTCAAACGTCCGGGCGTCAACATAGCACTGGTCGATGCCCGTGTCCGTGTTGGCCGTGGTCATCGAATCGTGGAAGAGATTGCTGATGACGTTGCAGTTAAAGAACGATTGCGCCGTCTTGTCGGCTGCGTATTGTATGTATGCGAATGGCGTGTAAACACCTGAGAGATACTGCCCCGCGTCATCGACCAGTGGGATCGTCTTAAGATTGCCGAAGCCTTCATCGGCCCGCAGGGTGAGGATATGGTTCTGCGCGATCCATATCTCCTGCATGTCCTCCTGTGACACGATTCCGTTCCAATACCCTAGATTATTGCCAAAGTCGAAACGGACGATCATCTGCCGGTCATCATCCTCGATTATGAAGTCTTCAAGGTCGACGCCGTTGATAGATGCCAGTATCTCGATCGTGGCCTGTTGCGGCCGGACCGGTTTGAAAATGTCGTTGTCCTGATTAAATTCCGACAAGACAAAGGGCCGAGGGCCGCCGAAGATCGTCACCGGCGGCTCGTTCCAGTAGTCATCATCCACTATGAAGTTTAGCACGCATGAATCCTCCTGCGCGTTGGTCCACTCCATGC